ATACCGAAGAATATGCGGGTGACACCGGACACGTTGAAGAGTATTGGAGTGACTTAGAAGATGGTGAATGGGTTGTGCGAATCCGCGCATACTATCCCGAAGGCGAACTGATGGACGATGAAACATTCCCCGCTATCATCTTACAAAACGACGAGCCGGAACCCGTCGAAGGATGCACCGACCCTGAAGCCGAAAACTATGATGAGGAAGCCGAAGAAGATGATGGCTCATGCACATACCCTGAACCTGAACCCGAGTGTGAACCGGAATACTACGACGCATACGTTACTTACACCGATAACAACACAACGGGCATCCAATTCACATACGACGTAGATATTTCGTGCGACGAAGAACAGGAAGTAACAATACAATTCCTTGCATACGTTAACGGTAGCGGTCACGGGGAAGCACCTTACAACTACACTACTGATACTTACAATACAACCTACCAAGATTGGGATAGTAGAACCGTATTCCTAAGTAATTTTGAAAATGGTTCATACGACATTTATGCTTACCTCATTAATCAAGACGGACAGATGATTAAGGAATTTAAGTGGTTTGATGTGCAATTAAATGCGAGGGATGAGTAGTGATAACTTTTGTCACCACTGAAAATTTAGTCGATGACACGACACCCGAAGATAAGGGATACCCAACAATCGTTAATCCTGTTATGTACTTTGTCGGCGCGTTTTATCCCGAGGTAGTCGGCTACACCTCGTATTCAGATATGGGTGAGTTTTATTTTGTGGGCAACACTTACATTCTTCCCGAACACAGGGGAAAGGGTTACTACAAAATATTGTTGCATAGAAGAAACCAATACTTGAAAGACAAACCAAAAATTACTCTTGCTAACCCTTTGGCTGACACAAATCCCGATATGTTAAAAGCACAGGTCACAAAACAAGGTGGTGAGGCGGTGTACACTTACAGTCAGGTATGCGATATTATGACAGAAGAAGTTTACAACAACTTATCAACCCTTCCAATGTATATTTACAGGTGATATTATGCAAGATAATGGCGTGTGGGATGTGAGAATTACACTCAATGATATTTTCGTTGCTCTTGTGTCGTTGCCAATGGTTTTCATTTTCTTTATCCTATCTTACCAACTCATTAACCAAGCCTTTATAGACCCATCTATCCGTGAGGACATTGAGTCTTACATTGCCGTCCTCGGTATTCTTTCGGGTCCGTCTTACATGGCAATCTCCCGATTCTTTGACCGATGGAACGCGGAACAAGAAGAGCGTGTAGAAGCCATGCGCCGTACTTCTAAGACAGAAGACGACTTGAAACGTGTAGCCCTCAAGGAAGAAAAGTAACGTTGATAAGTCGCGTAAGAAGTGCAATACGATATGTCATGCGGTTGTGGGTGTAGCGGAGAAGCGGTAGCCTATGAAGATTGGGGCGAAGAAGACGTTGTCAGCGCCGCCGAGTACAAGGGCAAAAAAGTCACGTTAAACAAACCCTTTAGAACCAAGGGTGGGCCAAAAAAATTCGGTGTTTACACTAAGAATGAAAAAGGTAACGTAGTTCTTGTTAGGTTCGGCGACCCCAACATGGAAATCAAACGCGATGACCCACAACGCAGAAAAAATTTCCGCTCTCGACACAACTGCGATTCGCCCGGCCCTAAGTGGAAAGCACGTTATTGGTCTTGTCGTCAGTGGCGTCCCGGCAAGAAGGTCGAAGCAGGTGATTGCGGTTGTGACCAAAACGCAGAAGCCAAAGACAAAGATGACCCTTGTACTGAGGGCTACGAACAATACGGAATGAAAATGAAGGATGGTCGTAAAGTACCAAATTGTATTCCCATCAAGAAAAAGGCAGAAGCAGATTACAAAGTTTGTGCTAACTGCATAAGTCAGGAAATGTGTAGCGAACACGGTGCTTGTATGGAAGCAAAGCACAAAAAAGACCATGATGATTATTACAGTCAGGAAATGCCGCAACCAAAAGGCAATGAAACCCATGACGAATTTATGAGCCGATGTGAGGCTATGGGCCACTCACGCGCAGAATGTATGGAAGCACACAAAGGTCACGAATTCCAAGCATACGTTGAAGAAAACAGACCGTCGTGTGCGCCCGGTGAAGAATTTAGAGACGGTAAATGCCGTGCTATATCGGTTACTATCGAATTAGATGTTGAAGATGCAAGAAGCATTGTTGAAGCGTCCACTGGTAAAACTATCATTGAAATTAGTGGTATCGCATTCCACGAAGGCTTTAACAAAAACAAATGGTCTATTTCAAGAGCAGGTGTACAAAACGTTGTTGAGCAAATGGTTGGTGCGGATTTGACACTACATCACCCAAAACCCACAGGGCATGGCTTTGCGCGTAATATGAATGGTGGCGTAGAAGAGGCAGTCGTTGGTACTGTGAAGGAAGCATGGGTCGAAGAAGTACAGGGTGGTTGGAACGTTCGATATATCGCGCACGTTGTACGGTCTGAATTATTCGACGCCCTTGAGTCCGGCCTATGGACCCGTGGAGACTTCGGCGTGTCCATCGGCGGCTACGGCGTACCCGACGCAGAATCCGAAGACGGTGTAGTTTTCGGTTCCGATTTCACATTTGACCACTTGGCAATCGTGTATAAACCAGCATACACGCGCGCTAACATAGAAGAAGTAAAGAAAATTGAGGCTACCGAAGAAAATGTTCAGTCCGATGAAGATGAAATAACATTTAAGTATCAGACTGATGCTAAGGCTGACTGCCGCAAGGAGGCGAACGAAATGTCCGACGAAACAGAAATTGAAATGAACAATGATGAGAGCGAGGCCCTTGTGGCTGAAATCGAGGCTCTCAAGGCATCAATGGTTCTGCAAGAAGCAACAATCGCCGAATTCAAGGCGGCTGAAGATGCTCGCGCAGAAGAAGACCGCATGAATCTTGTCCGAAAGGCTTCAGAAATGGGCCTAAAGGGACACGAAGAATTCAGTAGCGAAACTCTAAACACCATGATTGCATCTTGGGAATCCTCACGACCAACTTTTGAGGCCGCAGTACCAGCGACCTCTGAGCCAACAGAAACCGCAGTAGCAAGCGAAGAGCCAAAGGCTGTTGTCGCAAACTACTTGAACGGAACCCTAATTGAAAGCGATGAGTCACTTTACGCTCGCGCTTACAATGCTTGGGCATCTGCTTGGAACCGAACCCTTTCCGGCCTTGAGGTCAACGAGGGAATGCGAGCAGGAACCTACGACGAAGTAAAGGAAAACCTATGAGGAAGTGATGTAAATGCCACAATTTAATGACCCAAGAAACTATGATATGAACGGAACAGAAACCTGCTCAGGCGCAGGTCTTTGCCTCTTTGTAAACTCAGGCGCACTTGAAACAACTAACAACGCGGCAAGTAATGTCTGTGTTGCAGTTAGCGCTGATGAATCTTCTCGCGGAGAAGACAACGCTCTTGAAACAAGCGGACAAACTGTATCAGCATACCCATTGGGCGGTGTTCTGATGATTCAGTCAGCCGGTGTCACATGGGCTATCGGTGATATTGCTTACGCAACCGCCGGTGGTCAAATCAATAAATCTTCAAGTAGCCAAAAGGCAGTCGGAATCTTCGTCGGAACCCCCGGCGCAGTTACGGCAGGTACTTTGGTTCCAATCGCTACATCAAGTGGAGTTGTAGCCTGATAAGGAGGGATAAACATGAGCAATGAAACATTAGAGCAAATTATGAACGTAGAAGCGGCCGCAGGGCCATTCGGTAAAGCAGATTCAGTCCTTGAGCAGACGCTCCGTGACTTTATCCAACTTCAGTCAACCACTATTGCTATCGCAACAGACTTGGTCGGTGTTCGCACTGTGCCTTGGATGACCTTCAAGTGGTACACTGGTGTTGACGGTACTTTTGAGTACCCAATCGACGACAACGCAGTCGTTGACCCAACCAAGATTGGTACATCCTCGTATCTAGCATCCTTGCAAAAGGGTCAGGGTCGATGTGTCTTCCTTGATTCAGTACGTCTACGCGGTGAGACATGGGAGAACATGGACCGCCAACAGATGGCAATTGTCCGCGCTCGCGCAGACAAGATTGACAACAACGTGTTGTCCGCAGTTTACGCAGGTGCAGGTCAGACCGGTGCCGCAACCGCAACATTCGGTAGCGCAACTGCTGACGAAGAGTCCGACTTGCTAACCGCAATGGACGCTATCTTTGCAAACGCCCGTGTAAGCGGTGACGAGGGCCTTGCTCTTGTTCTACCTGCTGACAAGCGAAGTGCAATGTTGAACACACAACTTTACGGAAACGTTGTTGAGTCCCTCGCAGACCACATGGGTCGCGTCGGTAAAATCAGCATCAAGTACACCCGTGACTACGGTTCGTCAAGTGCAATCGGTAACGATGCACTCTTGCTAATCCCCGGTGGAGAAACCGCAGAGTTCTTCCAATACAACGGAGAAGGTTACATGGAAACCGAGTTGACCCGAATTGAGGGTGTCGGTTACTCATGGCTTCTAACTTCGTATTGGGGTACTGTTGTCCACGAACACCAAGATGGTGCGTCGGCTAACACAAACAACAGAATTTACAAGTTGACTGGTGTTCGTTCGTGAGGTTGTTCTCCGAGGTAAAAATATAGGAGAGTGAAATCATGGCACAGAACCGAAAACTACAAAATCTAATCGAGAACAAATACATGGCGGATAACGCCGTGGGCAACGCAGAAATGCGTGACGATGCAATAGGCAACGCTGAATTGGGTGCATACCAACAAAAGACCCTGCGATTTACCTACGATTTTGATATGCTAACAGGTGATGCTGGCACAATCACACTTGTCGGACCAAGTGGCGCACAAACCATCCCTGATAATGCAGTTATCACAAGAGCATACTTTGAGCCAGTCACCACACTAACAGGTGGAACGGCTTCAGATACACTTACTCTTGGATTCACAGGCGATACTGATGCGTTCCTCGGTGCAACCGCACGAAACAACGCTATGTTCACCGCACCAGCAATCACAGAATTGACCGCAGGTGTTCCTGTTAAGACAACAACCGCAGTTAGCGTTCTTTTGACTATTGCTAGCACCGCACTAACGGCGGGCTTAGCCTATATTTGGGTCGAATACTACGAAGGTGCTTGAGCATGAGCGAAACCAACGAGTTTGGTCATCTTCTTGAATGGACTGACAAGAACGGCGACGTTTATGTCATGAAAGAAGGCAGTAACCCTGAGGCCCCCGTGTACGTTTTGAAAAACCCAAAACCAGCAAAAAAGGCAAAGAAGTCCAAAAAGGCAAAGAAGGAATGAGGGTTCTAAGTGACTACTCGTACTTCAAAAGCAGGACTTATTGCCGCACTCAAGGAAGTCGGAATACCGATTCCAAAGGAAGACAAGGTTGACGCTTTGCGTCACAGGCTTCGCAATTGGCGAGCAGGGCCGGGTTGGATTATCCGTTTGGTTCGTCAGCCATCAGTGAAACCACATACACCTATTGCCTTGTTTGAAAAAGGGAAGACATATTGGATTCCAAATAGCCGCATGGCTTCAGACGTAGTCAAGACTCAATTGGTATTCGTCATGGGTCGAACACCGAAACCTCCAAAAGACGCGATAGTCATGGATGTTCCATTGGACTACAACAAGCGTTGGCCTTTGGGTTGGGACGGTGAAGAGCATGGCAGTAACGAATGATAATATCCGTGACCTATTGAACAGACCACGCGGTCTGACCGAAGCCACTGTCACTGAGTACATTACAATCAGAACGGCTCAGGTTAACAAGGTAGTCCGTTCCTCCACATTGTTTGGTGCGGATTCCGATAATACTCCCACTACTACACTCAAGGAAAGCGCAATCAAAATGTTGGTCTGCGTGGACTGTCTTAACGTTCTTATTGACACTGTGCCAATGTACTACCCTGTACATGAACACGGTGCTAATGACCAAAGATACCGTGACCAACTAGCACGGTTCCAAAAACAAGCAGACGAGGCTTTGGCTCTCGTATCAGAAAAGGGCGGGGCGGCTTTTTACAAGAAGTCCACAAGTACAAGACTAGAAGAGTGAAAGTATGGCTGATAGATATTGGTTAGGTGCGGCAGGAACCGACGCGAACGACACCAACAATTGGGGGTCTGCTTCGGGCAATTTTGCGACTGCTGGAGCAGGTGTTCCCGGTGCCGCAGACGTAGCAATTTTTGATGGTGCTGGATATGTACAATCAGGGAATACGGTAGACGTTGGTGCAAACGCATTTACAATTAGTAGCCACGGATTTAACAACAATGACCGTATATGGTTTATCCCAACCACAGGTTACAATTTGCCTGAACCTCTACAAGAAAGAACAATATACCACATCGTTAACAAATCAACAAACACATTTGAAGTATCAGAAAGTTCCGGTGGCGCTCCAGTAGACATAACTAGCGAAGGGTTACCAACCACAGATTTTAAAGCCGTTTTTGTTTTTGATGCAAACTTTACGGCAAATTTGACAATTGGTGAGGTAAAAATACTAGATAGTTATGCGGGTACTGTAACCATTAACACAGGTGTAAAGGTAACAGTATCGGACGGCTCAAACGCAGGTGGTCTTGACCTCAATGGAGAATTGAAAGGGGGTGGTGCAAACGCGAGCATTGAGTTCACGGGAGCGGCAAAAAGCGGCTATGGAACCTTTATGGTAAAAAACCGGCAATACGCAAAAATTACAAATCCTCAACATCTCACATACACTTACTTGGGTACACAAAACCCGGTTACATTTGATGACGGACCGTACCCAAATGTTGACTGTCAAGGCGTAGCAGGTACGGCTGTTACATTTTCCCCTGAATATGCTACACCGACAGCGACAGAACACGAATACTGTGATAATGGAAAAGCATCCATGTATTCTTTGACAGTTACCGGGCGGGCAAGCAACCCACCACTGTTCAAGCCTAACGCAAACACTTCAAACGAATACACGGACGGTGCTAAGAAATTCAAGATAACAAGTGACGGTGGTTTTGCTTGTACAATTGATACGTTCAATGGCGGATTCGCCGAGTGGGATTTCCAAGCATCAAGCGGTGGGTTTGTTATGCCCGTTACAGGTTCCTCAACATACGGTACGGCAGGTTCAGGTATATTCAAACCACAAATCAGAAAGGTAAAGTTACACGCTGATACAGCCGGTCACATAGTTACGATGGGACAAGGCGAAAAACTTGTATGTGAAAGTTTAGAAATTGGCGATGGTTGTGTGCTAAAGGGGCCACTTTTTACAGGAACAAACTCCGCAGAAATCCACTGTGTTAAACCCCCTAAAATTATAGGCTCTTGGAATTTTAGTCAAGTAGTACCGGGGATTTACCGTAGTCCTATTACACTACCAGTAGAAACACGGATTCCCAATTTAACTCCACATACCGCTCACTTTAGACTACAAACAAGCGTATCAGGTTTTACGAGTGGCGCATACACACTATGTCCTCTTGACGCTACTGAATATGATACAGCAAGCGCATGGACTGGAGCATCGACTTACAAATGGACTGTTCCGCGTGACGGCAAATATCTTATCAATTTTGGTATCGCTATCCGGTACACAACGACCTCACACGTTGCAATTTCTAACCTGTATCTTAATGGTTCAAGCAAAAAGAAAGGAACGTTTACTTATGCAGGTTCAGGCGCACCGTCAGATGGTACAGTATTGTTGGACCTAAACAAAGGAGATTATCTACAACTTTATGGTTATCACAACGGAGGTTCAAGCAAAAACCTTATTGGTGACGCCGTAACTCCCGGTTCAGTATTTATGCACATAATGGAGATTTTGTAATGGCAAAAAGTATGGAACAAGTATTGTTGGAAAACTTTTCCGACTTTGACCCGCTTATGTACAATCTTGTGCAGAATGACGGAAGCGACAATTATTTTCGACGGGACTTGTGGCCCGCAGAATGGGGTACAGCGCCCACAGACGAGCAATTAGAAGCATGGATGAGTGAGTAACATGAGAGCAGGAAAAATTGTGTATCAGCCGCCGGAAAGGTGCTATACGAACATAAACATTGAAGAGACAGACCACGGCTATAAGATATACCGGAAGGGTGAAAACAGGGCATTTACATTTATACCGTTTAGCGCGGTTAAACAAATTGAATACAGGGAGGAATAGAAATGAACATAGAAATGTATGCGACATTGGCTGTCCTCGGAATCGGTGTAGCCGTATGGGCTATCAAGAAGTATCAGACCGTAATGGCTGACGGCAAGGTAACACTTGACGAATTGATTGACACCGTTGACGACGTAGCAGACAAAGCAAAAGAAACGAAAGAAGAAGTGAAAGAAATTTTGGCTGACGTAGAGTGAAGGTGATTACATGGCGTTTTACTGTTCGGCGGCTGATGTGGGTTCACGATTAGGGCTAAATGCTCAACAACGTGACCGTTCTTCAAGTCGTGTCAGTTCGGCAATTCGCCGTGCGTCAATCGACATCGACCAAGAATTCCGATACTATGGCCGCACTACACCGAGCCGTGAGACAGGAGAGACGACACTGAACGGTGCGGTGGCCGCAGGTGCTACCAGTATCGTATTGACGGATGGCTCTTCGTTCGGCACGTCCGGCAACGGTAACATTGATGGTGACTCGTTCGCATGGACGGGGAAATCCACACATACCCTATCAGGGGTCACAGGTGTTACTGCTGACCACTCAAGCGGTGCCACAGTACAACAGGGCGAAATGGCTCACATCCTTCGTGAAGTCTGCGCTGATTTGGCCGCGTCTTACTATTTAGAAGACGAAGCGGCTTTCCAAGATGGCGGTATCGACGGTGGTATGCGTGGTAATATGCTTCGTGAAAGAGCGACCACAAACTTGCGTCGCATTGCACATCTTGGGACGGTGGACTAAATGGTCGGCCTAAAGGATATGACTCGGTCATTTCCCAAAAGACTTCCTGTAAGTGCGTCTTCATTTGAGGCCGCTGTAAAATCAACTGAAAAGTTGGGTGGCTCAGAAAAAAAGATGGGAAGAATATCTAATTTAATTGAACTAAGGTCTAACAGAGATTTACAAGTAATGGTAAAAATAGACGAAACTGAAATGTCACGGGTTATCAAAAGAACCGAAAACATAGACAAAGTTATGATGATGGCTATACGACAAGGAACAAGAACTGCTCTTCTTGCAACAAGAGCGTATGTTGCTGAACACAAGACAATCGGTCCCCTTGGTCCTGACAAATACAGAAAGGCAAAACTAAAGACGGCGGACTCATTTGTGTTGCAGGGTGGTGGCGTAACCGGACATTCAGGACAAACAAAGGTTAGATTTATGGCTATGAACGAAAAGGGTATTCGCGGTAAAGGTAAATCAAAAAAATATGGTCACTTCAGTATGTCACACGCACTAAACTTTGGTACTATTGGTTCTAAGGGTGACTTGGTCAAAGACAACATAGGTTGGGAAGAATACTTCAAGGGTTCCGGCAAAGGACGGCGAAAGCAGAAAAAACTAAGACAGTTGGGTGGTATTATTCTTCCATTGGCAGGGGCCGGTGGTAGCGGTGGCTTTAAAAAGAGACAAAAAAGAGCAGGGGAAAGCGTCTACGTTCTTCCCTTTGAGAAAACAAGGCATTCACCAAGACCAAAAAACATAGGTAGAGAAAAAACAAAACATGGTTCAAAAATGAAAGCCATGCGTAAAAAGGCAATGTTTGGTGGTGGCTCACTAAAAATTAGAAGCAGATTGGGTGGTTACGTTCCTATTCCGGGTTTGGGTTGGTTGGATTACTATGCTGATATAGCACACGCCGCTACGGCAAAGGCCGCATGGGTTATGGGTAACGCTTTGCTGAAGGGAAGAAAATCAAACCTTAGTAACGCGGTCGCTGAATCACACAAAGAATGGAATAGCCGAGCCAACAAGACCGCATTAGGAATGTACAAGCGTGGAATGCGACATCCAAAGGCAAACTCCACGGCATGGGAGAAGAGCGGATTTAGAGGCGGAGACGCATACGATACAAAGGGAGGGGTATTCTGATGGCAATAGCAACAACAACAGATTTTTGGACGGCCCGTATGAACGGTGAAGACCCCACCGCGTTAGAGGGCAATGAACAGACCAACTGGACAAAAAGCGTGACAGGCACATCTTCTGCCGTCAACGATAATTGGGTCATTACCGCTAACGAATACTACACACAAACTCCAACAAGTAGCGCGTACACAATGGTCGCTATTATCACATTCTCAAACAGTGGTGCTTTGCCGAGTAACGGAACAGTGCTTATGTCGCTTGACAATGGCTCCAAGAAGGTAGAAGTACGCGCCAAAGGCAACGCAAACACGTTAGACCTTGTCGGTGCTACAACTGTTACTACACGCGAACTTGACATCGACGCCAGTGAGGGCGACGATTCCATACCGCTTGTTCTACGACTTACTCTTGATGCGTCGGGCAACGCCAAACTGTATATGCGTGAAATTATCGAGGACGATGATGGTTCGGACAATTTCATTTCAGTGGTTGGGGCGTCAGGCTCTACCAAAGAAGCGAAGTGGGGCAATTCCTCCGGCACAGTTACATGGCATAACGTGTACTATACCGACGATGGGGCATTTAACCCTGACGAAATGGCCCTAAGCGATTGGACTACAAACACAATGCTACAAATGGCGCTAAACATCGTACAAGTGTTAAGAGACTGCAAAAGACCATACGTTAAAACACACGTTAGCAATTCTGCCATCCAATACGGTTACGATTTATCCAGTGGTATGTTGTCGAGAACATCGCCTCCTTCAATTCACGTCGTGTTACAGAACCTTACTTCTCCCGATTTTGCTACGTTGTCAGGTACACGCCTTGAACACGAATACACTGTAATGGTTTTCGTATGCACAAGAGGAAGCACTTACGAATCAGCGTACCGCATGGGTATGGATATTAGCGGGGAGGTGTTCGACGAATTGTTTATCAAGACGGGTACGGACTACACTACCGACGCGCTTAGAGGCTACACTATGGCTCTCGATACCAAAGTAGATGACGACGAAATTATTTGCGTACACCAACTATCGTTTAACTACATGAGACGCATGAATATGCTTCACCGATAACATTTAAGTAACAAATGACTCCTAAACCGAGTATAGGTGACCACTATGGCTTCATTCGTAAATCGCTACGTCTTCCTTACACCGGAACAAACCACTAACCAAACAAACCAAACCCTGACATACGGAACTGATTCCGGCATGGTTGCATATAACTCCGCATACAGCGCGAGTTACATCGGAGGCGAGGTTGACGACGAGTCAATTCAACATCAATTTGAAACAATGTACCGTGCTGATATGTCGCATTTTGGTGTATCAAAAAGCCAACAAGGTAAGGAATACTCGGAAGGCGGTCTAAACTTTGCTATGCAACCTGATATGTTTATGGGCTTGCATTTCTATGGTATTTACGGTGGAGAACCCTCAGTATCAACCGGGACGCACACATTCACAGAAGTCACAAACAAAGACTTACCTTCCTTTACAATGGAAATTGGTCGTGAAGAAAAAGAACACACATACACAGGTATGATGTGCAACCGCCTCAGTATCAGCGCAAACCTAAACGAGTACGTTATGGTCAGTAGCGATTGGGTCGGTAAAAGCGAGTCCGCCGTATCAACGTTAGTCACTCCTAAGTTTTGCGGTGCAGGTATTGACGCTATGCACTTCCGCCAATGTAGCGTTAAATTCTTAGAAGACGCACAGGCAAGTACACTTGTTAAATCAATTAACATTGATTGGACAAACAACCTCGATACTGACAATGCTTGTGCATTGGGAAGCACGACTTACGTTCGCGCACCAACCCCACAACGACGTGAAATTACAGGTAGCGTTGAATTCGCAAAGGTTATCCACACGGCAGTAGAGAGCGAACCAACATACACTCAAATGATTACTGCCGCTGGTCTTGAGTTTAATCCCGATGCGGCGGCTGATGACTACGCAATCCAACTTTTGATTACAGATGGCGTAAGTCCAACAACTATTGATTTGTACAAGGTTCGTTGGGAGGCGGCTTCAAGCACTGTAAGCGGTCGAGACACACAGACCATGAGCATGAATTTCACGGCTCTTTACGACTCAGATGGCTCAAACCCTGCTAACGCAATGTCAAAGACAGTCTTCAACGACCACGCTAACGGCACAATCCAAATGCACAAACTGTGAGGCGTTTTAGATGGCAAACAATGGTGGTACGGTCATTAGCGACAAGACCAAACTAGAGGTCAGTCAATTTACAGGTACGGCGGCGGCAGTCCAAACTGCGTTCCGTGCGGCAATCGCAAACAACGATGTTATCATCTCTTGCGATACGAGCAGAAAGAAAGATAGTAACGACATCACACTAACCGTAGTGTGGTACAATGTAGCATAGATTCAGTAACAAGTATAGTATAGAGGAGAAATAAGAATGCCCGTATTGAAGCGAGAATTTGAATTAGATGATGGACAGAAACTAACGGTGCGCCAAGCATCGGGATTAGAAAAGATGAAGATTGAGGCCATTCAGGCCCGTGTGATTCGCAAGTGTCGACAGTTCGGCGATAACGTAGCCGACTGGACCGATGAACAACACATGGACTTCATGGAATTGTTGGACAAGGAAGGTGCGGGCATCGACCAACAAGCCGCACAGTGGTTGCCTAACTGCATCCTAACTGAAGGCTTTGACCCTAACACGTTGACCGGTGACGAAGTGCGTATGCTACTTATGTTTATCCGTGGCGACGACCCGGATGGCGCAATCCCTTTGGAGTGATTATGCGTGTCGCTCCGGCCTTGTGTCAAACGTTCAAAGCGTTGACTGCAAGTGACCTGTATGAGCGTTATCACGGCGAGGGCGGTCAGCATAGGCTTGAGTTAGACCTGTGTGTAGCAAGCGAAATTAGCGACCAAGTCAAAGAGCGCATTGACAGCACCCAAGGTAAGACTGATGCCGGTGGAGCGGTAGCAAGGCGTAATCAACGACGCCAAGCACGCGGAGAAGCCCTTTCAGACGCCGATGCGGTGAAACTGTTAAAAGACGGCGGATTCATGGAGTGACATAGTGAGGTGATACCATGCGACAAGGTGCATCCCGAGTCTTTTTTGACGTAATGATACGTTACCAAACTGCACGTCTAATCAAAGACGTAAAGGCACAACAGGTAATGCTTCGTGCGGCTACACTCGATACGCTTGCGGGCATCGGAGATTCGATGCAGGGTCTTGTTGACATTACAAACGCTTGGACATCACAGATGGTTACACTCGGTATTGAAACCGGATTGGCCCGTGTTGAGTTTGAAAAATTCTTTTCCGTAATGGAAGATGCAAGGTCAGTAGAAGACCAAATCATTTCTATGGGTGCCGGGTATGGATTCGGCGCAGAAGAAGCACTGTCAGCCGGTGCGCGTATGGCTCAATTGTCCACTATGTTTGGACCTGAAGCAGTCCCTATGGGAACTCAATTGGGTATGACCTTTGGTATGATTGGTGGTATGACGAATGAAGATGCCATGAAGAAAATGATTCAACTCCAACAACAGACAAACTTTATGATGGGTGACTTCAACCAACAACAGTTTGCAGTTTTAGATGCCGGTGAAAAACTCAAAATTATGCACGAAGAAACGATTCGTGTAATGGACGCACTCAACTCCGTAGAAAACACAAGCGTTGCCATTATGAGTCAGATAACTGACGTAATGAATAACTTCGCGGCACAGGCCGCTCTAACCGGTGAATCTATCGAAAGCATGGCCGCACAATCCGCACTATTGATTGAAGCCGGTGAAGAGCAAGGTAAGGCCGGTCGTGCGCTTCGTATGATTTACGCACGTCTCGGTGGTAACATCAGTGGGGCGGCAGATGCTCTTGGTCAATACGTTGATGTCATGGACGAAAGCACGAATACAATGCGTCCGTTGTCGGAAATTATGGCGGATTTGGCTCCACGGTGGGAAGAATTTACCGCCGCTGAAAAACAGGCAATTGCACAGTCTGTGTCAGGAAATCGACACTACGTCAGATTCATTAAGTTAATGGAAAACCATGAGCGACTACTCAATCTACAAAAGAATGCGTATGACCGATTGTTCCCTGCCGAAGAAGAACGCGACAGGAAATTACGAGAAACCGCAATGAGTGTAAAGGTACTAAACACCGAATTGGAAAACCAAGAACGGTTACTATCAGAACACATGATGCCCGCTCTTGAAGAGCAATTGAAAATACGATTAGAATATCGAAAGGTCATTGTAAGTCTAATGGACGAAGAAGGGACTGGTATTGCAGGTATTGTTAGTGGCGTTGCAAGAGCAAGTATTGTTGTGTCTGAATATCTAAGAATTTGGAGTGGTTGGTTTAACATTTATACGGGTATTCTTTCTGCTAAGATTGGGTTAGAGGCATACGGTCTTGTTATGCGTTCTATGAGTTCAAATTTAGGTGATTTTTACAATATGCAAAGTTCAGGTATGGCTTTAAACATTGCTATGTCTGAAACAGAAATCAATCAAGGTTATATCAAATACCAACAACAAGTAGCGCGGGAGCAAAATCTTGAAAAAATAAAAAACTTAGAAGAAGCGCGACGTAACCTTCTTGCCCAAGAATCAGTACAACAAGAAGCAATTAACAAACAAGTAGAAAAGGCGGCTTTTAATCAAGAAATACTCAACAATAAAGAAAAGGAAAAACTCGTAAGAGCAAAGGCTTATGCCGATGCAATTGGTAAAGGTTCAAGCGAATTGCGAATACAATTAGAATTGGATAGGGCTATGAATGTAATGAAGGCCCGAGGTTATGATTTAACTAAATTACAAACCTATCAAACAAAAGCACAAACCGCATACACAAAAGCAAAAAACAATTTGCTCAGTATGGAAGAAATTCATCTGAGAATGAATCTTGGTCTTGAAAAAAGAAAAAAGACGGTATTACAAGAATATCTTACGCAGTTGATAGGTTCACAGGCGTATGAAGATTTGGAAAAAGCCGGTATGAGAACAAAAGCGCATTTAATTGAAAACATTACTATCGCTCAAAAAGAACAAATTGTTCAAGCGGAACAAAAATTACACCTTGCCGAAGGAGAATTGGTCGCGGCAAGAAGCATTGCTATGGCTGAAGAAGGGGCCGCAGAGGCAAAGAAAAAACTTGCGGCGGCACAAGATATTGTGAATACACACGTTACTGAAATGTTAGGTTTGGCACAACCACTTAACGTAACGTTGAATATGCTAACAATGAACGAAAAGGAGTTAACAGCCGCCTTGCACCAAGAAGCAATGGCCCAAGGTCGGGTTAACGACGAAAAGGCAAAAGCCGCCGCCGCTACTGCCGCTCACAATCTAAAGGTATTGGAAGCGTCCAAGGCAAGCAAGAAAGGCGCAGGTGGAATGAAAGATTTTAGTAGTGCTACAATGGGATTCAACGTTGCTTTGATGGGAACAAATTTGGCCTTAAGAAGATTTTTAAATGACACCGAACAGGCACAGGCGCAGGTTCTTACGATGTCCCTAACAATGGCCGCAATGGTATTTGAAATGGGTAAATTTGCTTACCAAATGGCCGCCGCCGCTAAAGCAACAAGAGCATTTATGATATGGACAGGTATTGGTGCGGCAGTTGCTATTGCCGCCGTTGCCGCCGTAAAATGGGGCAATGTAATGCCAAAAATCGCAGATGAAACCGAAGATATTGAAGCAGGTATGAGCAGTATTGCTTTGAGTTTTGATAAAATCGTTGCGCTTTCACAACAATATGCAGACGAAACTGCTACCGGTACGCAAGCAAGAATAGATGAAATGAGAAGCCAAGTAGAGGCAATGGAAAAATCTATGAAAAATGCTGACAGAGATATGAAACAAGCATACCAAGAAAGAATCAGCGAATTGGAAGAAGAAATAACACAAAACAGTCGTCTGCTTGAAATAAAACGCGCACAACTACACAATGACCAATTGACGGCAAAACAAAACGAAGAAATGGTAGATATATTGGTTGCCGCCGCTAACGCAATCAGAAATCCTATTAGCGACCCAAATGCCGGATTCTTAGGTCTTGACCCTAACAATGATATTGACGCATTTAATTCTGCGGCTGATACGATTATATTTTACCGAAAAATGATTGAGTCAGGAAGATTAGAATTTGAAGACGTTGTAAGCGATTTAGACAAATTAGACGCGAGCAGAAGGGGTAGTGGAACGCACATTAGACAATTACTTGACCCTGATGTCTACATGGGTACTATGTACGAGGGCGACGAAGGGGTAGAAAGACGTTTACAACAATTGGCAGGTGACCAAGGATTTTTGGGATTCTTAAGGTCAATGGATGCTGATTTCTTAGACAATATTACAAATGTAAATACAACGGTTACACAATTAGTAACAAAGGATTGGCAGGAAGCCTACCAATACATTTTGGATAGCGGTGTAGAATCTACCGTTGCTTTGGGTCTTGTTCTTAACGCGGCATTACAATTTGATGGAACGGCTATTGAATTAGGAATTACAGAACCAATTCGACAGGCCGTGGGTCTTATGCAGGACTTTGAAAGCACGCGGGACGAGTTGTTCTTTGGTGGTCGGACAGCGGCACTAACAGGCTCGCTATACCGACAAGTTATACAACAGGGAGTCGGCACACTGTACAATCACCAAGAGGTCATTGTGAGTAGTACCAACAACTTCCACGGCTTCTTCAGCATAGACGAGGCGGCACGGAAGATAGGAGATGCGATTGACGCTCACTTAGAGGGTCGGTCGCTTAGAGTAGCATTAGGTGGATAGAATGAACAATAATTTTGGCGGACGGTACACAGTTTGGCTTGCCCATTACTTTGACGATTTTATGGGTGCAAGGTGCATCCCTGATGATATGAACGCGACTACTGCCACATCTATTGTACACACAAGCAGTCACTACGGCAATCCACTAAACGGTGAAGCCCCACTGAACCCAAGGTATCGGTTCTCATACGTCGAGCGAGGCGCTCTTACCGGTGCGTACACGACAACCGTGGGCGTAGAAAACGACGTGGTTGGTACGTCCACAGGAGAAGACATTAGCGGGCAACCACTACTGCATAATAGCGGCGTCCAAGAGTGGCTTACACACGACCCTATGCGATTAGGACAGGGCAACACATACATTGGACGTGCAAACTTACGATACCCCGACAGTATTCCCCACGCTAACAGATTCCGTTACGACCCTTCAGGTGATTACGGCAACGGAGAAGATTCTCTGACAGGAGATGACAGGTTTATTTGGTTCACAAACGGCTACGCATTCAGGCCGTCACAAGACGTGGGTACTAACATTGGCAGGTATTGGGTTCCGACTATGGATTGGGATTCAAGTTACGGGCGAAGAAACGTAATTGAACATTCGTTTAAGGCTGACGGTAGTCACTCAACCGCCGGTTACTTCGATGGAAACGAAGGAAGACCTGCGTCAAGTCCACAATTGGGTTCAGATGAATCTCTAATGTGTCAGCAGGTTAACTTGGTCGGTGTCTTAGCCGGAGAAGCCATTCCACGGACACGTTCTTCCGCGTACAAAGATTCTACCGATAGCAACTTAGGCGGTAACGGTACACAGGCATTGTACGCCCCACTAAAATCCCCATCCGGCAAGCCATTCCTTTGCATCCAAACTTACAGGGCCAACAATACATACAGGCCCGTCATGTTTTATGAAGGCGCATTAAACTGTAAAGGCGACGGTGACATTTTCCACATGAGAATATCACTTGATGGTGTCGACGCACACGGTAACGGTGATGCGTGTGACCTAAGAGTACAAGATGGCACTTACAAGTTACGATTTGGGTTTGGTCAGGTAGGCCCTGACCTTGGTTTGTCTTTAGACCAAGACGGCTACGTTTATGCCGACCCCGGCTCTTATCAATCAGCAGTCACATTAGAATTTACAATTTCAAGTCTTCAGGCAAATTACCCATACGTTGCATCCACTTCTTCTGCTGATTCTACTTACAGTGCCGATGAACGTTGGTCAGATATAGACATTGCACTCGATTTTACTAATCAAAAATACTACTACTACGTTGATGGTGCCAAAGTCTCCGGCCCCGTGTCTATGGGTTCAAAGGCGGGCGCTCCTTGGGAAATTGAGGATATGTATGGTTGGGAGTTGTCCATGAAAAACAGTGCAGATGACAGTGATTGTATGTATATGACTTGTCTTGACCGCGTGGCCGTTTATCACCCACTTAACGACAGCGTAGTAACAGACGCAAGTGGAGAGGCAGATAAGGCAAGCGTGCTTGTAGAAAGCATGAGTATCAACAAACAAGTTAACCAAGCGTCTACTATGCAGATTGAAGTGCTTGACGATGGTAACGACCGTCCGAATCTGTTAAGTATGTTTGCCAGTGGTGGTGCCGGAGGTTCTGAACTTGTTCTTTGGTATAACACGGAAGCAATTGGTAGATACAAAATGCTGTGGCGAGGCGACGTAACAGCGTGTAACGTAAAACAAAGTAACAAAGACCAAACAAAAAATATCACAATACAAGCAAGCGACGTATTGAAAAGACTTAATAACGAAATGATTGCGTGGGACATTGGGTCAAACAGTGTAAGTCCCAACCAAGTCATACAACATCGAAATTCTGAAATGGAAACTTTTAGAGAGTCCATGTACTTTGGTGTTAGAAAACTAAAGCCCCTCAATCCAACTTTAGGGTTAGGTCGAGAACAAGATTATTCTAAAACGACAGACCAGCGAATGCAGTTAGGCTCTGCTCACCCTATACAAATTTACAACAACGAAGACACTAACGGGCCAAACGATGCCGAAGACCAGTGGGCTGGTTACAGTTCAGGTATTACAGGCGTCGGTACGGAAATTCAAAATCGCTCAATCCATTCCGAATGGGTGCGTGACTTGTGCAAATCCAAATGGTTTGCCAAAAAATTCGGCAAGATTGCTAATTACAGATTAGGAACAACAGGACAATATAATTTTGGCCTTAACACCATTAAAACAGGAAGTAGTCTTGCACCTAATTCAACAAACATTCTTTTAAACGCTAGTAGTGATATTTATACCGGTAGAAGTAATGCCGGATTACTTCAGATGATTAACGACAGAAGCGCAGGTGAAAATACCGCTTCTGCCTTAATTATGGATGTATTTAAACCACAAACTACCGGGTATTTCCTTACATCACCGAATTGGGCTAACCAAACTGTTGACAGTAGTCAGCCTACGGAATCATTGTATGTTACAAGCGCAAACGTAATGGTAAGTGGGAGTGACACATCTAAAACAGTAAACAAAGTAGAGGTTACAAGTACCTCCTATGCTAAATTTACTACGTCAGCCGCGCACAGTTTTACACAGGGCGATATGATTATCATGTACGGTTTAAGCACAAACAACGTAGAACCGACAAGACAAATGTCAGGCACACTTCTTGCCGCGTCTAACGACAATGGTTACGGATTAGATTGGGAGCATGAGAATTTCTACTATGTTTATAGTGTCCCATCATCTACTACCTTTACACTTCTTCCGTCTTCCTATACAGACACCAACGGTAACACATATTACTTTTCTACATTTTATGATACTTACATATTTTGGCAACAAAGTCGAACGCAAAACGCATTTGCTACCAATGGAGAAAGTTATGAAACTACATTGGGTGTAGGCGGCACCAACATTGATTTTGTAACCAAGCCGTTTTGTCCGATTGCTTACGCACAACCAACTTCAGGAACGTCCCCGTCAGGTAACCTTGCCGTAGACCACACCGTGAATTTTAAAGCGTTTAAGATTAGCGATTGGGGCGGTAGTAACCACTATGATTCTACCGGTACGCACACCGCAGTCAGTTTTGACATACAAGTACACATGACCGCAAACCAAATAGGAAGGACTTATCCCGCGCAATCACTAATGGGTCTAAGATACATTGACAATGACTATAAACATTGTTGGGTCTTATTTGCCGATATGCGAAACGATGGATTTGCAGACGCAGATGGTGGACATAAAACAAAATCGTGGGGCGCGTTATATCCTGCCTTTGAAAATTATGAAGTCTCTCTCGTTTATGCAGAACACTTACTTGGTGAAAATTTAGAAGACCGTCCCGTATTTACGGATTTAAAAGTGGGAGAAGAAATTGACCTATGGGAAGTTGACGCATCCGTTGAACCCTTTAGTGGTAACACGTTTGCTTCTTTGGGTTCTGCCGACAGTTGGGAGTCAAAGGCAGGTTCATTTTTGCTTATTGATTGCTCGCCGTTCTTTAATCTAAACACAGAAGCAAATTACGGCAATATAAGCAAAACATCCGGCGGCAACAAAACCCTTGGTGATTTTACTGTCGACGTAGAAGGTGTGCCTATTTTATTGGATAACTACTGGAGGCAAGCGCCACCAACTGCGTTAAACTCTGAAACGCCAATTACACAACACCCCAACGCTCATCGGTTTATGTCAAGTGTAACTGCGCTTACAGAAACTACGGCAAACAGTAACGGCGCAACACAATACATTGCTGCAAATGATACCACAATGTATTTAAACAACGCTTACTATTGGCCTCAAAGTTCATTTAAATCAGGGGCTACCGGGTCAGACCAATTACAATCTATTGGTATGATTCGTGGGCTGACAGGAAACGGAGCGGAACAAACAGAAAGTTTGTATTACTACACATGGACACACAAGGAAGAGGGAACGATTGCATCGGGTTCAGCGTACACCGCAGGAGCGACGAGTATTGTGCTTACAGACGGTAGTCGATTTGATACCAGTGGCACAGGCTCCGTAAATGGTCTTACATTCCAATGGACAGGTAAATCAACACACACGCTTACGGGAGTCACGGGTCCGGCAGTAGCCGCTGACCACCCGGCAGGTTCCGTTGTGTGTGACAATATCCTCAAAGGCGTTTTTATCAAACACATACCCGATTCTCAAATCGACCCCGCTAACAGATACGATAGCATTAAACAAGCCATGTGGAGAGAGTTAGAATCAGCGCAGATTCATTCTTCGGCAACAAACTCCGCCCAAAACTCACAGGCAAGATACATGAGACTTGTAAATAGCCTAACAACGTCGTCAACTCTTATACGTTTGGGCCATACATCAGGAGTACAAATGATGGATTGGGCAGGTAACGCAACGGTATCAGGAACAAACAGGGGCTATGGTATCGTGCAAGGTGACTCATTTGAGTACCAAGGTAAAACAGACGTTCCCGCAGAATTGACCAGTGTGGCGTTACTGAGCCAAAGCCACTCCACCACAACAGAAGCAGACGCAACAACATGGCGCACGGTATGGAGAACTGCAATTGGCAACAAAGCCGGTACGTTACAAGTTAAATCAGGCAGTTCGTCAGGCAACACGGCAACCGGGACCTTTGATGAAATACAAATTTATAACACCTGTTCGGCATCTCAACCTAACAGATTAATGATGCAAGTTGATGGGTACATAAAATCTGAAAATAGCGGTACGTTTTACGAAAGTGATAAAATCCGCTTTTTACAGAACAACGGCGCTACTATTTCTTGGCTTTCACAATCCGGTCTTTCTGCGCTATCTGACATTAACAACGTTCCACTAACAAACAACATGACGATAACACAAACAGGGTATTCAGGCGCAACAGACTTAGACAGTTTTGGGTCTGTTCAGGACGCAAGAGGCAGAAGCAAACTTGCCGTACTAAACGAAATGTTACAAGGCTCAGGAACAGGTATAACACAAGGTCTTGCAAATACGTTTTCGCTACTTGTTGGTCGTGACGGAAGAGTCGAATTTAGACCCAAGTATAATAGCGGGTTTACTTTTAACACCAACAATTTAAAAATGAGTAACATGAATATCCAAAATGTAAAACAAGTTGACGGTATTCGTGTGTACTACAATGATGGTACGTCGTTTGTAGATTGGCCGAGTGGCGCAAACTCTTCGACCCGTTGGAAAATTGTAG